TTTTCTATAATAGGTTTTAAGTCTGTCATAAAGGCTTTAAATTTTTCTTCCATCATGCACTCTCCTCATCAGCAAAAACATTAATAGCTATTTTCCAATTCTTATTTTCTATATCGGAATCTGAATAATCCAAATCAAAATCCCAATAAGTCTCCTCTTCATGCACATTTTTATTTGTTTCAACAACAATATGTGTATCTGGTCTATACCCTAATTCATCTATTGAATTTTGTAATTGGTTAATTAGTTCTTGTATTGTCATCATGCACTCTCCTCAAATTTATCTTCATAAAAATAAACAGTAGCTACAACACCTTTAGTGGCACAGTCATGCACACTAAAGTCTACATCTGCAAACTCGCTATCAAGTCTTTCTAGTAATTCGTATTCAGTTAGTTTTTCCATCTTTATTTACCACTCCAAATATTAGTCATCTTGTTAAAAGCTTTCATGTTGTCAGTCTGATTCCAATCAAGTTTAGAGTTTCTAAAAGCTAACTCAGCTTTAATCATAGTCTGATTGTCTTTATCTTGAAAATTTATATCCTCAAGCATACGAAAAAGATTAGTTGTTGAAATATCTGTTATGTTGTTATAAGACTTGCTCATAGTTACACCTTGTTAAGATTAGTTAAAGTAAAGACACCATCTTCAATAAGCTGTAAAACTTTCTTCTTGTTGAGGTCATAACCCCATTGTCCTAAGAAGTTATAAAGATGTCTCATAGTAGTTACTGAATAATCCCAGTAATACTCATCAAGATATACTCTACTATCGCTATCTCTTACCATAGCAATCATAGAATCATAGCTTTGAAACATAGTAGAATTATCTGTATCTACTATTTCAAATTGATTAGGCACTTTATTGCCATTCGCATTAGTAATATTTCTTACTTTTATCATATACTTTCCTCCTTAATGTTTAGTATAATCTTCATTCATCTCTGCCATATCTTTAGAACTAATAGCATCTTTACAATGCTCTTGTAAAAACATACAGAAAGCTCTAATAATATCTGCATCAGTAATAGGTTTTTCTAACGACATAATTAAGTCAGTTACAAAATCTATACAGTCTTGTAATAGGTCTTCTCTGTCTTTGATAATCCAAAGCTCAGTTATAACCCATAATATTTGTTCAGCAATAGAAGCATTGCTTTGGTCTTCAGCCATATAAAATCCTCGATAGTTAATAAAAGAAATGCTAGTTCTGTTTTGTATGTCTAAACTAGCAAGAGACATACAAGTATTCAAGGTCAGAATGTTGGTTGCTCAACCCAGTCTAGGAAAGCAACTTAAATTCTTCCTTCTCATACTAGTGTTAAATTATGACTAGAGTATATATAAGGAGACAATATGAAATATATTGATTGTGGTCTCCTGAGTTACCCTAGTCATAAACTAAATGGGTAGTCACGTGGTGGTGTAGCTCTCATTCGTGTTTTATCCTTGACCTTCCTTCGTCACTCCATATCCCCGAATTTAATCTAGGTTTTATAATGGCTCAGACTTCTAGGCTTTTATAAAGGCTCACTCCTACCCAAACTAATACAAGGACTACTCTATATCGAATGTGAAATTAGTTAATATAAAGCGAATAGTCCTCGTAACTTATTCTTCTTCAAGCTCTCTTAGTTCTTCACTAAGATTATTAGCTTCAATATCATCTGAAGCTGTGAAAAGTTTTTTACCTGTGTGTTGTTCAAACAATTTTATAGCCTCATCACTTTTCAGATGTAACATTTCTTTCTCTTTAAAGTTTCTTCTTTCGTCATTTACTGCTGTAACAAAAACAGCAAAATTATTATAAATACTTTCTGAGTGGTCGTATTTAAACTCCACTATTTCATAATTACACATAATTTCTCCTATAATTGCGTTGCTAATAAAGTTAGCATGTTTATCTAACGTATTCATTAATTCTTCCTCTGCGTTGTCTATCTTGCCACCAAGATACTTTCTTTTTAAACTTCCATTTATGTTCAGGGTTTGTTGGTTTATTATAAAAATAAGCCCATACTCTACCTGTCTTTACATAAGTAATTCTTTGACCACAAGGGGCTTTACTATGCTCATTGCCTTCCCAATAAATATCATAACTTTTTTCATTCATTTTTGTTTCCTTTTTTCATATTCTTGCTGTTCTTTAGAATGTTCTAAAATACCAGACATTTCCAAATAACCTTTAATCATTTCCCAAGAGTCTTTAACTTCTTGAGATAGCTTTTGCTTTTCCATATACTTTATTAGTATAGGTATAGCTTCAGTAAAATATCTTATTTTTTCTTTCATTACATTACCTCAACAATATACTTTGTTTGTCTGTGTTTAGATACACTAGCAACATTATCATAAAAAACTCTGTTTTCTGTTCTGAATATAGCTCGTTTACCAAACGAACCTCGATAGATTCTATACAGTTCTTTCTTATGTGTGAAGCTTTCATAGCTTCTGAAACGATTTTCTTTTAGAAACTTCAATGCTTTGTCTTGGCTATTGAATACTTTTTGGTTGCTATACACAACTTTCTTTTCGTGTTTATAATCAAACATATTTTTTCTCCTTACCAACTGCTGTTGGACAGTACCCATTATGCACATTGGATTGTTGTTGTCAACCCAAAGACATAATAGGGTACTTATACGCATGTTAAGCTTTAATAGATTTTTGTAAAAGTTTCATCATGTATTCATAGTTTCTACCGAGATACGTTAGATACACCATAGCCTCTTTAAAGTTTATAAACTCCTCAGAATCTATGGTGTATGTTCCACCTAGTTCTTTACCAATCAGTTCTACAAAGTAGTTACCTGTATCTTCACACATATCAATACGAACACCATGTACAACTTCTTCAAAGCCATCTTCATGTAAAAAAGTATTAAAGCCTTCAATTTGAACTTCACTCATAATTTTCTCCTTACCACTCAGGGTATGCCATTAATGTTCCAGAGTCATAGGGTTGACAGAACCAACCATGCTCTCTCATAAACTTATCGAACTCAGGATGAACACCACTAGTGTCTAACCAATGTTCGTTGTAATAATCAAACATAGAAGTACTCCAACCAAATTCTGTTGGTATTACATCGCTATCTTCGCTACCATGAAACCAAATACCTTGCTTTGTTTCATCTTCATAGAACTGAGCTAAAGGAACAGCTCTAGCATTTGGATATGCTTTGTTGACCAGCTCAATCATTTTGCTGACAGTTTTAATTTTTCTTTTAGTCATAAAAATCTCCGTTTGTGACCACCGATTCAGCTCGACAGTCGGCAACCATTGTCCACATTGCTGTTCGATTGTCAACCCAAAGACACGGGAAGAATACTTATACAGGCGTTAAGCTCAACCATATAAAGTCTTTGGAAACATTAACCTTTCACGTAAGACAGGCGTTATGCGTTAAGTCACGCTAGGCATGTTACGCCTGTCATCATGACCCGAGTGTGCATGAATTTTCCGCAAGACTCTCCTAGGCATTATGCGTAGGGAGAGGTTTTTGTAAAAAATTAGTGGTATTGACAGGCTTGACAAGTCGAATTTAGTCATGTTACTTTGTAATGGTCTCGGCAGGGTTGCCTTGACACAAACTACGTTTCAAAAGGAGACGATTATGACTAAAGCTAAAGCTTTAAAAGCTACTGCAACAGCTACGAAAGGTGCAGAAAAGAAACTATCTCTTGAAGAGAGATGGGCTAAAGACGGCAGAAAAAGAGCTACTGTTGGACAAGCTAAAGCTTGTTGCGGGTATTTGCTCAATGAAGTCGAGGGTGTCCCTAAAGGGATTCATTGGGGTAACCTTTCAGGTTATTTCTACAACCGCATTAACCTTGAAAAAGGTTATATGACAAGGGGTCAAGTATCAAAGATACTTTCTTTGGAAGCTTTTCCTGAAGATATTGCAAATGCAATATTGGCTTACAAGCTTGAGCAAGAGCTAAATAGCTCTGCTAAGGCGGTGAAGTAATGCCTGTAGTTGCAGAGCAACTTCGTAAGGGTGACAAGGTTCTTTTGGAGCCTTGTTGCTCTACTGAGCCTAGGTTAGCTGTTATCGAAGATAACCACACTCAAAGCCTCGTTAGGCATGTAGAAGTCCTTGACTTCAATGGCTACGAGGATGATAGCTATGCTATCTTTGTTGATGAAATTACGGGAGTCATTAGTCCTAAAGGACTTAATGTTTGGCGACCTGTTGTTCCTAGTGCAAAGCACTCAAAGCGTCTGCATGAGCTTCGCTTTGCACATCACAAGGACTAAAGCTGTGTTATTTCTTTATAAGAAATACCTGATGAATATTTATAATATTCAAGGTAGAAGGTTCTGACCCTTCGGGAAATAACACCCCCTCTAAGACCCCTCATTCGAGGGGTTTTTTTTGCCCTGAAGAACCCCAAAAGGCTTTCTAAGCCTTCCTTTCTTGTTACCCTCTTCTTACCCTATGTTTTAAGCTTGAAAAGCTTACAAAGCCTGTAAAGCTCTGTCTTGTGCGTGAAACTCTTTAGAGTTTGGAACATAACTTTATAAGCTCTCAAGAGCTTTATAACGCTTGTTAACTTCACAAGCTTTATAAGCTTCTTTTTTTCCCCTGTAAAACTCTGTAAAGTTTGTCAAACCTGTAAGGTTAGACACCCCCTGCCAGACCCACCCCACCCCCACCTAGTATATATACTAATGCTTAAACATTTCAGGCTAAAAAGGTTTGTCAACTACTAGGACCCGAGTTGGTTAGGTCCCGATTCTTTATAAACTAAGTTGGTTTGATTGGGCTATATAGGTTATATATTCAACCCGGCAGCCTACAAAGACTATTATACATACTAAATCTTAATTTGTCAATAGCTCTTGACAAAAAACTAAACTACCTATATAATACTTAATATGAATTTAGCAAAAGCCAATAGAAAACTTACTGAGAAACAAGAACATTTCTTAGAAAACTTATTAGAAACCAAAGGCGATATTGCTAAAGCAGCTGAACTAGCTGGATATTCGGGAAATACTAACCAAGTAATACAAAGTCTTAAACAAGAAATAGTAGATTTAGCCCAAAATATCTTAGCCAAGGAAGCTCCTAAAGCAGCTTTTAAGCTTGTTGAGGTTATGACAAGTGATAAACCAATGCCTAACATTAATGCTAAGCTTCAAGCAGCTCAGACATTGTTAGATAGAGTAGGAGTTACTAAACAAGATAAAGTAGAAGTTAATCATAATGTTTCAGGTGGTATTTTTATTTTACCTGAAAAAGATAGTATAGTTATTGATGGCGATATAGAAGAAGCACATGTCAGAACGTAAAAGTAAAAAAGATTCTAGACTTGCAAAAGCAGGTGTAAGTGGTTATAATAAACCTAAACGAACACCTAATCATCCTAAAAAAAGCCATATAGTAGTTGCAAAAGTAGGAGACAAGATTAAAACAATTCGTTTTGGTCAGAAAGGAGCTAAGACCGCAGGCAAACCCAAGCCCGGTGAATCGGCTCGTATGAAAGCTAAAAGAAAATCTTTTAAAGCTAGACATGCCAAGAATATTAAAAAGGGTAAAATGTCAGCAGCTTATTGGGCTGACAAAGTTAAATGGTAGGAGAACACATATGTGGGAATTATTAATAGTATTAGTAGTAGTCGTAGCTCTTGGAGTTATAGCTTTAAAACCAGAAGTGGTGCAAAAAGCTAAAGACTGGGTACTAACAAAAATTAAAAAGTAAGATGCCTCAATTAGGTGATAACGATAGACCCTTGACTATGAAGTCAGGTACTATAGCGGGTAAAGGTTCCAAGCCTAGACCCGGAGTGTATACTGATAAGTATAGGGATGAATTTGATAGGATATTTAAACATGCCAAAAAAGACAGCAAAGAAAAAAACAAAAAGTAAAGTAAATCAAGCGGGTAATTATACCAAACCCACTATGCGTAAGAGGCTTTTTGAAAAAATCAAAGCCGGTTCTAAAGGTGGTAAACCCGGTCAATGGTCTGCTCGAAAAGCCCAGCTTTTAGCTTCAGAATATAAAAAGAAAGGCGGAGGCTATAAATGATAGCTTACTTAATAGAATGGCTAACAGATTTAGGTTATTTTAAATCTAAACCAAAACCAAAAAGAAAAAAAAGAAATGGCACTAAAAAAGTCACAAAAAAGTCTTAAGCGTTGGACTAAACAAAAATGGCGAACACCTAGCGGTAAGAAGTCTTCTGAAACAGGTGAAGTCTATGCACCAGCTAAAACTATAAAAAAACTAAAAGGAACTGCTGCTGGTCGTAGAAAACTAGCTGCAGCTAATAAAAAGAAAAGAGAGGCAACAAGAAAGGGCAAACAACATGCTAAGCATGGTTTGCACAAAGGTAAAAAAAGATGACACCTCCTCAAGGTTTCATTAAAAAAAAGTCTAAAACGATTCCGTTTGGCTACAAGATTTCTAGTATTAAAGGTTATCTAGAACCTATTCCAGAACAACTAGAAATACTTCAAAAGTATCTTAAGTGTGTTATACAACAAGAAGCTTCATTACGTGAAGCTGCTCAGGCTATTACTACAGAAAGTGGTAGAAAAATAAGCCATGCTGCTTTATCTAAAATGCTTAAAAAAGATTTATGGGAATTACTACCAAACGAATATGTTAAAGACGATAAAGGTAACTTTGTTTTAAACAGTAAAGGAGAACCTCAAAGAAAAACAGGCAGACCTAAAGGAGCTACTAGTTCATATAATTTTTCTAAAGCTCAAAAAAGAAAACAAAAACTTAATCAAGAAAAAAAAGAATTAGAAAAACTACAGAAAAGAGTATATGCTAAGAAGACTAAAATAGCTAAAGAAGATAAAATTTTAGACAGTGTACAAGGTAAAAGTAATAATAATGTTGTTACTCCAGAAGATATTCAAAATGTTGCACAATCTACTCAAGACATTGTTAATGATTCTAATGTTTTGTTTCATCCTAATGAAGGACCTCAAACACAATTTTTAGCAGCTGATGAAAAAGATGTACTATACGGTGGAGCTGCAGGTGGTGGTAAAAGCTATGCTATGCTTATTGACCCTTTAAGGTATTGCCATAAAAAAGCACACCGAGCTTTAATTCTTAGAAGGTCGATGCCAGAACTAAGAGAACTAATAGACAAATCCAGAGAACTTTATCCTCAAGCCTTTCCCGGTGCTAAGTTTAGAGAGGTTGAAAAAGTTTGGAATTTTCCATCAGGAGCTAAAGTAGAATTTGGTTTCTTGGAAAAAGATGCTGATGTTTATCGTTATCAAGGTCAAGCATATAGTTGGATAGGTTTTGACGAAATAACACACTTACCAACAGATTTTGGTTGGAACTATTTAGCATCTCGTTTGAGAACCACCGACCCAGAAATAAAAACTTACTTACGTTGTACTGCTAACCCCGGTGGTGTTGGGTCTCATTGGGTCAAAAAAAGATACATAGAACCTTGTAGTCCTAATCATTCTTTTAAAGGCACAGATGGTTTGACTAGAAAGTTTATACCTGCTAAGCTAGTTGATAATCCGTACTTAGCTAAAGACGGTGTTTATGAACAAATGTTAAAATCTTTACCGCCAACACAAAGACAACAACTACTTGAAGGAAACTGGGATGTAGCAGAAGGTGCTGCTTTTACAGAATTTGATATAAATACTCATGTTGTTTCGCCTTTTGAGTTTCCGTTTCATTGGGAAAGATTAAAAGGGATTGACTATGGTTACGCTTCTGAATCTTGTTGTTTGTGGGGAACTGTAGACCAAGATGATGGAACTCTTATAATATACCGTGAATTATATCAAAAAGGCTTGACAGGTGAAGAACTCGGTAGTATAATAGCAGATATGGAGAAAGAAGACCCTTTTTCCGTACCCGGTGTATTGGACACAGCAGCATGGGCAAAAACAGGCTATGCTGGTCCAACAGTAGGTGAAGCTTTACAAAAGATGGGTCATAAGCTTAGAAGAGCAGACAAAAATAGAGTACAAGGTAAGATACAAATACATGAGTATCTTAAAGTGCAAGAATCAGGTAGACCAAAGTTACAAATATTTAATACCTGTAGAAATTTAATTAGAGAGTTACAAAGTATTCCTCTAGCTAAAAATAATTCTGAAGATGTTGATACACATGCTTCTGACCATGCGTATGATGCCTTGCGTTATATGATAATGAGTAGACCTTCAATTTATGGTACACTACAGAGATTGAGAGATATTAAAAAATTTAATCCTTCAGACTCAACATTTGGATATTAAATATGGCAGAAGATAACAATAAAGATAATACATTTTTAAATGCTGACTACATAAGTGACGTAGAAGGTGAGGCAGGAAAAAATTTAAATCTTATTGAAGACCAAAAACTTAATCTTGTCGGTCTTATACAAAGTAGATATTCTGTTGCTGAAGAATCAAGAGATATGGATGAGGCTAGATGGCTAGAGTCCTATGAAAACTATCGGGGTCTTTACGGTAAAAGAGTAAAGTTTCGAGACTCTGAAAAATCTAGAGTATTTATTAAAGTTACTAAAACAAAAGTATTAGCTGCTTTTGGACAATTAGTAGATGTGTTATTTAATACTGGTAAATTTCCTATAGGTATTATGGAAACAAAAATACCAGAAGGAGAAAAAGCTTCAGCACATTTAGACATATCTAATCCTCAACCAAGTATTGAAACTTCTATACCAGATAATATTGGTAATATGCTTGGTGGTCCTTTTGATATTGGCTACGAAGGAGATGGTAAAGTTCTTAAACCCGGAGCTACTTTTGGTAGTAGTAACGGAATGTTTGAACCTACTGTTGAAGATGCCGCAGAACAAGCAGGTATTTTAAAAGAAGGTTTTTCTGTTGACCCTCAAAAACCAGAAATATCTCCAGCTCAAAAAGCTGCAAGAAGAATGGAAAAGCTTATCCATGACCAAATAGAAGAATCAAATGGTTCTTCTGAAATGAGAAATGCTTTATTAGAAGCTTCTTTGTTAGGAACAGGAATAGTAAAAGGTCCGTTTAATTTTAACAAAACATTAAATAATTGGTCTGAAGGAGAAGACGGTGAAAGAACTTATTCTCCAAAAGAAGTTAGAGTACCTAGAATAGAGTTTGTTAGTTGTTGGGATTTTTATCCTGACCCCGGTGCTACTAACATAGAAGAATGTGAATATGTAGTTCATAGACATAAAATGAATACTTCACAACTTAGAGGTCTAAAAAATATGCCTTACTTTGATAAAGAGGCTATTAGAGAAACAATACAAGAAGGACCTAATTACGAAGAAAAAGATTTTGAACATCAATTAAAAGATGATTATCAACCAGACGAAGCTTATAGTAATCATTTTGAAGTATTAGAATACTGGGGTATTATGGATGCTCAGTATGCTAGAGAAGTAGGTATTGAGCTTGAAGAAGAAATTGATGACTTAGATGAAGTACAAATCAATGCTTGGATATGCGGTAACAAACTATTAAGAGCTGTAATAAATCCATTTACTCCATACAGAATACCTTATCATGCTTTTCCTTACGAAAGAAATCCATATAATTTCTTTGGTGTTGGGGTAGCAGAGAATATGAATGATTCTCAACAAATTATGAACGGTCATGCTAGAATGGCTATAGATAACTTAGCAATGTCTGGCTCATTAGTTTTTGATGTAGATGAATCTGCATTAGTAGCTGGACAAAACATGGACATTTATCCCGGTAAGATATTTAGAAGACAAGCAGGTATGCCGGGACAAGCAATATATGGTTTAAAGTTTCCAAATACTGCACCAGAAAACATGATGATGTTTGATAAGTTTAGACAACTTGCAGACGAACAAACAGGAATACCGTCATACTCACACGGACAAACAGGAGTACAAAGTATGACAAGAACAGCTTCAGGCATGTCAATGCTACTAGGAGCTGCTTCATTAAACATCAAAACAGTCGTTAAAAACTTAGACGACTTTTTATTAAAGCCTTTAGGTGAATCATATTTTCAATGGAATATGCAATTCTTTGAAGGTGATTTAGATGTAAAAGGTGATTTAGAAGTTAAAGCAACAGGTACTAATAGCTTGATGCAGAAAGAAGTAAGAAGTCAAAGACTTAATATGTTCTTACAGACTGCACAAAGCCCATCAATAGCACCGTTTGTTAAGATTTCTAAATTAATAAGTGAACTAGCCTACAGCTTAGATTTAGACCCCGATGAAATACTCAATGACCCTGAAGAAGCAGCTATGATGGCACAAATAATAGGAATGCAAAATGTTAGACAAGAAACTGGCGAAGAAGCTCAACTTACTGGTGAACAATCTGGAGATATGGGAAGCCCTTCAGGAACACCTCAACAATCTCAAGAACTTGGAAGTTCAGGCACTGGTGGTGGCAACATCGGAACAGGAAATGTACCGGTCTCAGGGGAGACTACGTTTACTGGGACAAATAGACCAGCTGAAATTGCAGGTGCAGGAGGCATTAACTAGAAAGGAATAATTATGAAAAGTTTATTAAATTCAGAAAAAGCTGATTTAGATAATGATGGTAAATTATCATCATATGAAAGAAAAAGAGGCGAGGCGATAGAAAAATCTATGAGAGAAAAAAAGAGTATAGGTGGTGCTATTGGTAGAGCATTAAGTAGAGCTGGTAAAAAAGCAGTAGGAAAAGAACCTGATTTTACATCTAGATTAAACGACCCAGACTTTTTTGAAAATTTAGATGATAAAGCATTAGCTAGATTAAGAGCATCACAAGGTGCTGATGAAAGTACAGATATAGCTACTCGTGGTTTTTATAAATCTAAAGAAGCTGTAAATGATTTAGTTGATGGTAGTAGAGATGTAAATGAAGTGAGAGCTTTATTAGAAGCAAGTGGTTTTTCTAAAAAAGAAATAGATACTATAATTTCTGATGCTAATAAAGCTATAGAAAACCTTACTGATATGCTTGATGAAAATCCTGATGTTGCAATAAGAGGCATGAATAAAGGTGGTTATGTTGATAATGAAATGGAAAGACTTGGTTTAGCTGAAGGTACAAACGATGAAAATAATGCTAAAGTACAAAATTATAGAGTAATATTAGCAGGTCTTAGAAAAGTTTCAGAAGAAGACAGAGCAAAAGCAAAAATGTTAGTAAAAGAAGGTAAGGCTTTACCAGAAGAATTTATGATAAAAGAAGAAGCTGGTGTAGTAATGAATCCTATGGATGCTTATAAAAATCATCCTGATTTATTTATGAAAGCTTTAAATTTCTTAGAAGAGCCAAGAATAGAAAAAGCAGAAGGTGGTGAAATGTTAAATGACGAAGACATGGAAGAAAACTTCGTAGAATATATTATTAAAGAATCACTTTCAGAAGAAGAACAAAATGAATTAAAAGAACAACTAGAAGCTAATCCTAAATTGTCAGAGTTATTTGACGAAGTAGTGATAAAAGCTTCTGAGTTTACTGGAGCCGGTTCAGTTGATGGACCGGGGACAGGCACTTCAGATGATATACCCGCAAGGTTATCAGATGGAGAATTTGTCTTTACTGCCAAAGCAGTTGAGCATATTGGTGCAGACAACCTCATGAAAATGATGAAGGATGCCGAAGCTGCTCATGATGCTGGTAGTAAAAGAGAAGCTATGCAAGAAGGTGGTATGTCTTCTGATACTGAAAAAGTTGAAGTCGAATATACTATTAATCGTCCTGCAGATACTGTTGTGTCAGGAGCTACTCCGTTATTAGCACAACGAGAGCAAGAAGATATGATGGATGAAGAAATCAAAAAAGGTATGTTAGGCGTAACACCTTACGTGCGTAGTTAAAGATTAACCGAAAGGCGACCTTTGCAAGACAAGCCCTGCCCGTACAGCAGCTACCTTGTAATATTTGCTAAGCCCTGAATAGGAGAAAATGATGGCAAAAGAAGAAAAAGCTAATCCATATAATATGGAGAAAAGTTGGCACAAAGTAGAAGAAAAAGTATTTGTTGATTCAAATGAATTATTTTTCCCAGACCCTGAAGCTAATACTGAAGAAGTAGAAGAAGAAGTGATGGAAGAAAAAGAAGTTGAAGAAGCAAAACCCTACAAGCGACCCAACTATAAAAAAAGATACGATGACTTAAAAAAGCATTATGATAGTAAGCTTAATGAGTTTAAACAGAGAGAGCAGGAGTTATTAGACCAAGCCCGTGAAGGTCAAGTAAAATATACTCCCCCTAAATCTGAAGAAGAACTTTCTGAGTTTAAGAAAAAATATCCTGATGTTTATGATGTAGTAGAAACTGTTGCTTCTATGCAAAGCGAAAGCCGAGCAAAGAATCTAGAAGAAAAAGTTAAACTTTTACAAGAAAGAGAGCAAGAGTTAATTAGACTAGATGCTGAGAAAGAACTCAAGTCAAGACACCCTGATTTTGATGATATCAGAAACAGTGATGATTTTCATGGCTGGGCTAAATCTCAACCTGAGTCAATAAAAGATTGGATTTATAAAAATTCAGGAGACCCAGAAGCAGCTAGTAGAGCATTAGATTTATTTAAGTCTGATATGAATATTAGTAATAAAAAGCCATCGGCAGGTTCTAAACAAAAAGCTTCGGCTGCAAATATGGTTTCTGCAAAGACAACCAATATTGAGCCAAAACAAGCTAAAGTTTGGACTGAAAAGGAGATTCTAAATTTATCTCCAGCCGAGTTTGATAGACTTGAAAAAGAAATCGACAAAGCTTGGGATGAGGGTAGAATCAGTAGATAAACTAATTTTAACCCAAGAGGAGTAAAAAATGGCACAGTATTTTGAACCAAGTCCAGATACAAACGCAAACTTTGGTAACTCCGTAGCCGGTCAAAATAATAGTTTCTTCCTGCCTTCTATATACTCTGCGAAAGTTTTAAACTTTTTCAGAAAGGCATCAGTGGTAGAAGCTATTACAAATACTGACTACTCCGGAGAAATCAATGCATATGGTGATTCCGTAAAAATCATCAAAGAACCAGTAATCTCTGTCTCTGATTATACTAGAGGTAGTGACACTACTGCGACAAAATTAACAGACCAAGAACTAACTTTGGTTGTTGATTCAGCAAAAGCTTTTAAATTCATCGTTGATGATATAGAAGCAAACATGTCACATGTAAACTTTAAAGAAGTGGCAACATCTTCAGCAGCTTATGCTCTAAGAGACTCTTTCGATGCAGCAGTTATTGAAAGTATGTTCTCAGGATGTTCCGCTGCTACACCAAACCATATTCTTGGTGCGGATAATGCAACAGCATTAGGTGCTGGAGTTTATGATGGCACTGGTTCTGTTGATTTAGGTGTTTCTGGCGAAACAGACCCACTAGACCTTATGGCTAGAATGGCAAGACTACTTGACGAGCAAAATGTACCTGAAGAAGGTAGATGGTTCGTTGCAGGTCCTGACTTCTACGAGCAGCTAGGTCAGTCTGGTTCTAAGTTACTTTCAGTAGACTTTAACGCAGGTCAAGGCTCAATCAGAAATGGTTTAGTCTCTAGCGGTAAACTAAGAGGATTCTCAATGTACAAATCAAATAACATTGCAGATACTTCTAATGCTACTGGTAAAGTCCTTGCTGGACACATGTCTTCAACTGCAACAGCTCAAACAATCATCTCAACTGAGGTCTTAAGAGACCCAAGTTCATTTGGTGATATCGTTAGAGGATTGCACGTTTATGGAGCAAAAGTATTGAGAGATGAAGCATTAGTTTCAGCTTTCTACAAAATTGACTAATAGTTGATATTCGGGAGGCTCTTCGGAGCCTTCCATTTTTAAGGAGAAATTATGAAAAAGAAAAGAGAAATGTATTCTTACGGTGGAAAAAGAATGGGCTATGCTAACGGTGGTAATGTTACTAATTACAGTAGTATTCAAGAAAAAGAAAGAAAATGTAGTTCTAGAGCCGGTATGAATACTATGAAAATAAAAGGTGAAAAATAATGAAAGGTGTAAAACATTATAAAAGAGATGGTACTGAATTTAAAGGTAATACTCACAAAATGCCTAACGGACAATTACATTCAGGTAAAACACACGGTAAAACAAGTGTTAGACTTTTTCATTTTAAAGATTTAAGTAAAACAGCAAAATTAAAAGCTAGAAGTAAAAAGTAATGGCAACAACATATTTAGATATTACTAATGAAGTATTAAGAGAGCTTAATGAAGTTCCTTTAACTTCTTCAACTTTTGGTAATGCAAAAGGTTTACAAGCTTTTGTTAAAGATACAGTTAATAAAGCAATTTTTGATATTGCTAACGAAGAACCTCAACTGCCTTTTTTTGCTGCTGGACTCAGCGGAACTTCAGACCCATTTTATGGGAATGTTACGGTAGCAACTACAGCTGGAACTAGATGGTATGTCTTAAAATCCGGTAGTTCTAGTATTACTACAGACTATGCTTCAATAGATTGGGATGATTTTTATCTGACAACTATTGGAGTAAGCGGTGAATCAGCTCCGTATGTTTCACAAGGTTTAAAGTTTTTAAACAATGCAGATTGGAAAAGATATTATCGAGACAGTGAAAATGCTGATGATGCAGAAACTCAAGGCTATGGAGAGCCTAAATTTGTAATTAAATCTCCAGATAATAGAAAATTTGGACTAAGTCCTATACCTGATAAAGTTTACAATGTGCATTTTTATGCTTTTGAAAAACCAACAGCTTTATCAGCACATGGCGACACAGTAGTCCTCCCAGAACAATATACAAATGTTATTACCTCTAGGGTTAGATATTATGTATGGCAGTTTAAAGAGTCACCTCAACAAGCTGCTTTTGCTTTAGATGATTATAAAAAAGCAATGAAACGCATGAAATCTAATTTAATCAATCCAACACCTAGAACAATGACAGACGATAGAAAATATTTTTAATTAATGGCACGTTCCCAACCTTATACAGTAGCATGTGATGGTGGTTTACTAACCTCATCTAATGCTATTGATTTATTAAAAACTCCCGGAGTAGCAACAAGATTACAAAACTTTGAAGTTTCTATTGAAGGCGGTTATCGTAGAATTAATGGTTATACAAAATATAAAGTTGGTGATGTTACACCTACACAACCAGCTGGAAGCACTGCTACTATTTTAGGAGTTTTTCCTTATGCTGATGGAGTTATTGCTTGTGTTAGCGATGATATTTACTTTAGTAATGACGGAGCTAATTGGTTACAAATAAATCGAAGCTCAGTATCAGGAAGCGGAGATAACCATACAGATTTTACAGGACGTAGTATTTTAAATAGAACTAATCAAGGGCAATGTTCTTTTGCTTTAGCTGAAGGTGCTACTTTTGATTATGGTGAAGTTTTTATAGCTGATGGAGCTAATAAAATTTATAGCTTTCGCATGGAAGGCACAGGTAATTTAAATACTAGAACATTTTTTGCTGCTGAAATTAATGTTACAAATAATAAAGCAGTTAAATTTATTACTGTGCATGATAGTAGATTAGTAGCAGCAGGAGTTGCTGATAATTTAAATACAGTATTCTTTTCTGCTTTAAATGATTTTGATAACTTTGCTGCTGGTGGTAGTAATACTTTAGCTGACCAAATAGTAGGTATTAAAGGTTTCCGTGAAGATTTAATTATATTTTGTGAAAATAGTATTTATAAACACATTAATATAGGTTTAGGTTTAAATGCTGGAGAAAGAGTAGACCCTATTACAGATAACGTAGGTTGTTTAAGTGGTTACAGTATTCAAGAAATTGGTGGTGATTTAATATTTTTAGCACCTGATGGTATTAGAACTGTAGCTGGTACTGCAAGAATTGGTGACGTTGAGTTAGGTACTATATCAAAACAAATACAACCTATACTTAGTGAGTTAGCTAGAAATATTGATGAATATACTATTACTAGTTTAGTTATAAGAGAAAAATCACAATATCGTTTATATTATACCAATCCTTTATCAGTTAATTCAGCTCAAGAAGGTATTATAGGAACATTAAGACCAAACGGTTTTCAATGGTCTGAAACTAAAGGTTTAGAAGTAACTGATGTTAATTCAAACTTTGACCATAACGGTGTTGAAGTTTACTATCATGGTGATACTAATGGTTTTGTTTATACTCATGATGTTGGACATAGTTTTGATGGTTCTAATATAAATGCTATATATGAAACACCAGATTATGATTACGGTGACTTTGGTACATTAAAAACTTTGCATTATATTAAAATGTCCATTACTCCAGAAGGGACAGTACAACCAACACTAACAGTTAAGTTTGATTTTGGTAATCTTGATATACCACAACCAGATAGTATTTTATTAGACTCAGTACCAGCACCGGCTACTTTTAGTAATGCAGTATTTGGCTCAGCAATATTTGGAGCAGCAGAGCAACCACTAGTTAGAGAATCACTAGTAGGTAGCGGACACAGTAACAATTTTAGATTCTCAAGTAATGATTCAAACGCACCTTATATTGTGAATGGATTTTATGTAGATTACATACCTTCAGGCAGGAGATAAAACATGGCAGGATATATCCGACAAAGTACATTTAGTGATGGTGATACCATTACCGCAGCATTATTCAATAATGAATATGACCAGTTATTAACAGTATTTAGTAATACTTCAGGACACAAACACGATGGTACAGCTGCTGAAGGTCCAGTCATAGGTTTAATAGGTGATGCTGGTTTAGTAACACCACTTAACAAAGTCTTAATAGATACCACTAATGACCACATAGAATTTTGGATAGATGATTCAAGTAGTTCAGTACAACAACTTTATATTGCAAACGGTGCAATAGTTCCTACTTTAACTAATGATATAGATTTAGGTACT